CAGTATATCTTTATCTACTAATACTTTCATAGTTAATTAATTGCAAAATGAATTAATATTATACTTGCACCTAGTAATATAGCTGTGATAACGAAAGCTATTCCTTCTTTATTTTCTCTAGTCATTTCATAACTCCTACTATTAATGTTAATATTACTGCACAAACAAACCAATAGAACCCAACATCATTAACAAGTTCTAACATTGTTTGCTCATCATGTTGTTTAACTTGCCGATTAGAGTATAGATACGTTTTTTTGTATGCTCTCCTCTAACTTCATTGTCCAACAAGATTCTTGATAAAACTGCTGTCATCAATTTCATTTCATAATAACTCATTGAACAAATAACTCCTGTGTTTCTCATTTACGTTTCCTTTTTTTATTACCAAAGCAATCCCATTTCTTATGGTATGATTTGAGTAATTTTGCCAGTTGTTTTTTCATATTTCCTTCCTTGATAAAGTTAAGCTATTTTTTTTCTAAAACAAGGCAAAACATCATATTCAATTTTATACAATGTTTCTATTTTATCTCTAACCCAAGTTTCAAAAGTATCTCCACCTATTGAACGATCTACTAATTGAAATATTCTTGGGTTATCAAAAAAATAATTTTCAATATCATCATTAATATTGCTGTCGCCACCACCTCTTTGCTCAACAATATTTACTGCTAATTGATTTGCATATTTTTTTAGTGTCATATTTTCCCTTTTGTTTTTAGTTTGTATTAATTAACGCATCTTCAGATACATTAACTATCCCTGAGTTGTTATCAAGAATTTTATTAAGAACTTTAATTTTTGTTATATGATTAATTTTATATGGAAATCTTGAATCATTATCTAAATAATGATCTATAACTTGTTTTTTAATTTCAAAACGAACTAAACATTTGTCGCCTTGTTTATCAAAATTTTCAATCTCTTTTGAACTACCAAAATAAATATATCTCCAATCATTAATATCTTTGAATTTTAAACACCAAGCATGACCATAAGTACCTTCAAAACTAAACATCTTAATAAGTTCTAATTGTTTTTCATATTCATCACCAACAGAACCTAAATAATCTCTAGCCTTACATTCTTCTTCATGTTTTTTTTCTGCTAGAGAATTTAAATATGCAAAATAAGAGTGAACATGAAGGTTATGTTGTTTTGGTTTTTTATCAAATTCTGTATTTCCAAATCTTGTTCTTAACCAAATATCAACTGGTACTTCTTCTCCTGTAATTTTTTTAGCTTTAGAAATTGCTTTATCTAAATCAGTAGATAAATTTTGAACAAAAAATTCACCATCATTTAAAATATAAAAATGCGAATCAGCACCTTTAGAAATATGGTAACTATTAATTTTGTTTTTCATATAAAATAAATATAATTATAAAAATCCTAATATCAACTTTAAAATGATATTTTATATAAGAAATATATTAATTAAATCAATGACTTAAATCGTTGCCATTTTGTTCTATATTTGATACTAAGGATTGTGGTTAGTAGTGCCTTCCCTACTAGCCACGTTAAAATAACTAGGAGAAACAATGCCTTTAAAATTTGGATATTCTCAAAAATCAATAAGTAAAAATATTGGTACTGAGATTAAACATGGAAAACCTCAAAAACAAGCTGTAGCTATAGCATTATCAATAGCTAGAGACGCAAGAGCAAAAGCCAAGAAAAAGTAATGCAAATTCGGAAGGCAAACATAATTCATTCTGTTAAGCATCAGAAGTTCGTAGCTTCTTTTCCTTGTGTCGTTTGTGGAAACGATACTCAAGTACAATCTTGTCATATAAGATCAATTCCTAAAGTAGGTAACGTAGGTAAAGGAATTAGAGATTGCAGGTTTTTAATACCAATGTGTTTTCAACATCATACAGAACAACATATTATAGGTGAATTAGAGTTTTTTGAAAAATATAATATAAATCCTATATTGATTTCTATGAAGTTAGCTAGTATATCTCCTTGTAATAAAATTAACCAAGCCAAACAGGAAGGAAGTTACAATGGAAAACTCAACTATAAAGAACATCTTAGAAATAACAAAAAAAGTTCTTTGCAATCCTAAACTTTATAAAGACTTAGATTTTTTTGAAGTTCCACACAATAAAGTTTGTCTAGCAGTCATTAGAGAAATAACAAAATTATCTTATAATGATATTGGCAAGGCATATAAAAAATCTTGGTTCACTATTTATTCTGCTGTTAAAGATACAAATAAAAATGGACTTAAATCTTTTACATCTAAAGTAATTGATTTAGTAAAGGCAGAAGTTAAATGAATGAAGGTTGGATAGCTTTACATAGGAAGATTTACAATTCTAAAGATTTTAATAATCAGTTAGAAGTTGCTGTGTTTCTATATTTGGTTTCTATGGCATCTCACAAACAAGTTAATGTTATTTATAGAAAAAAGAAATTAACTTTAAAAAGAGGAGAAGTTTCAATAGCTTATAAAGATTTAGCTAAAAAATTTGATTTATCTGAACGTAAAATTAGAACTATAATTTCTAACTTAATTCATTCTGGCAATCTGAATCAAACTTTGCACAAAAATTTAAGCATCTATACCATTGTAAAATATAGCAAATATCAAGATGTGCCAGTTAAAACGGATCAAACTTTGACAGACAGAACAACAACCATATATACTAATACTACTAGTATAGGTAAAAATATGTTAAGTCTTAGCAATATGTCTAATACACCAAAGAAAATTACCATACCTACACTGCAAGACTTAAAAACTAAGATCATAGAGAAACCAAGAGAAAAAAACGAGTTTGAAATTATGCGTGAAAAACTTGACGCAGATGACTATGAAAAATGGGTGCTGCACAAACTAAATTCTTGATATTAAAGCATAAATCTTTATAATACGACTCACTATATAGGATATCAGGGTGGACTTTGTTCCACCCTACAAAAATTATATATTTACTTAATCACAAAATAACATTACTGATTCGCCATTAACTAACTGGAGAATGTAGTTATGGACAAAACACTAGAACAAATCCTAAAGCTTTTAGATAAAGCTGATGATCTTAATGCTAAGATCAGGGATAAAATTGAATCATCTCTTGACGAGTATGAGAACGATGAATCTGATTATGATGACGATTCAGATGATGACTTCTCAGATGACGAAGATGAAGATTCTGAGGAATAAACTCAATCACAGATAAGCTTAAAAGCTGGAAGGTTATCTAACCTTTAAAAATGAACTCAAAAATACTTAGTATAAAACTATGGGACTATTCTATTGTCTGTTTATTCTTGTCTTTGGTTTTTGTGTGTGGAACATTCTTTCCGAACTCTAGCACAAAAGAAAAGATCAGGAATAGCACTATTGAAGAAATTAGGAAAATAGGTTTCTTTGAACCTAAAGTAGAAAATATGTCTAGCGAAAGGTTTATTGAAAGCATGAAGAAATGTATTGCTTTTCATAACCTAGACATAAGGAAGGAACATCAAATACCAACATCATTAATCATAGCACAAGCAATCGTAGAATCTAATTTTGGTACTTCAAGATTTGCTAGAGAAGGTAATAATTTATTTGGAATTAGAGTTTGGTCTAAAGAAGGTATGTTACCACTTAATCAAGACCCATCAATAAATTGGCGAGTAAAAACATATAAAACTAAATGCCAATCAGTTAAAAGTTATATTTTAACAATCAATGAAAATCATCATTATCAAGAGTTTAGACAGATGCGTCAAAGAACAAAAGACCCAATGAAACTAGCAGATGCTTTAGATAATTTTAGCACTAGCAAAGAATACGCAAATCATGTTAAGCAGATATTAATTAAATACAAAGGCAAGATATGATTAAAATACTAATTAAGATTAACAATTTCTTAGATAGAATTATTTGGAATCATTTTAAAAAACTTAGAAACAAGAGATTTAAAAATGGCAAATGAAACTACTTCCACGAGTTTAGCAGTATTGATAAAAAATAAAATGAAGGTTAAAGGAACATACAGAGTTTACGGAACTAAAAAACCCAAAAGAAAAAAGAAATGAAGAAACCTATTTGGGAAACTAAAAGACCACCTAATATTGGTAAACCAAAACCATTTAATACAAAATCAAAAGCTTATAAATCTGCAAGACGATCAGCAGGTCAAAAATTTGGCAAGAAAAACAGCTTTGTTAAAAACCTTTACATAGCAAAGAAGCTTAAATCAAAATGAGTTTACCTAACGAAATAGTCTTTGGAAGCAGACTTGTTAAGTTAGAGTTCATTGACGAAACAGAAGCAGATAAGAAAAAGATTTTCGGTGAGTTCTGTCCAAACAAAAATCAAATTACTTTAGACAAATCATTAGATAACATAGAAATGTCTAACACAGTATTACATGAGATATTCCATTTACTGCATGACGAATATAAGATTGATTTACCAGCTAAAGCCGAAGAAACAGTATGCAGTTCTTTAGGAAATGGTATTTGTCATATTCTTTATCAGAACCAACAATTACTAGAGTTTCTTTACAAATCGTTAAAAAAAGCTTAATAGAACATTTAACGAACATAGTCGGTTAATATGGGTAAAGATACACAAGTAATAGATAAAGGTGGTCGTCCACCATTTGAATTTACACCTAAGGTTTTGAAACAAATAGAGGATTTAGCCAGTTATATGTGTACTAAAGATGAGGTTGCAAATATTATAGGTTGTTCAAGGCAAACTCTATGGAGAAATCAAGAAGCATTGGAAGCATACGATAAAGGGGTTAATGTTGCAAAACTTAACATTAGAAAAACTCAATTTGATATAGCTAGTAAATTAAATTCAAGCATAATGGCTATGTGGTTAGGTAAAGTTTATCTTGGGCAAACAGATAAAATACAAAATACTGATGACAATGTTCCACTGCCAATCTATGATATTATTGAACACGAAGAACCAAAAGAAATAGAATTTAAGGAAGTGCAAAATGATACCATTCCCAAACAAGAAATATAATATCATCTATGCTGACCCTGCTTGGTATTTCAAAAGCTACAGTTCTAAAGGTGAAGGACGAAATGCTACACAGCATTACGATTGTATGTCTATTGATGATATTTGTAATCTACCTGTTAGCAGTATATCTGATAATGATTGTGTTTTACTTATTTGGGTTATTGACCCTATGTTACCAGAAGCTATTAAAGTTATTCAGTCATGGGGATTCAAATATAAAACAGTAGCTTTTACTTGGGTCAAAGAAAATAAACATAAAGGATATTTTACTGGACTCGGTTATTGGACAAGAGCAAATCCTGAGATGTGTTTACTTGCCACAAAAGGAAAGCCAAAAAGAATATCTAAATCTGTAAGACAATTAGTTATAGATAAACGTAGAGAACATAGCAGGAAGCCAGATAGAATTAGAAATGATATTATAGAATTATGTGGCGATCTTCCAAGAATTGAATTATTTGCTAGACAAAAAGTAAAAGGTTGGGATAGTTGGGGTAATGAATTATGAGTAAATGTATATTTTGTAAAAAACCTATGATAAACAAGCTAGAGCAGCATATTAAAGCTTGTAATAACTGCACAGTATTATTATTGATGAAAAAACATAATTTGACAATCAGAAAACCAAAAGCAATAACATTAAACACAAAAAAATATGACAAAGTTTAGTTTAGTAAAATCTGACAAAAACCCAAGAGGTGGTTTAAGTGCCTCAGGAAGAACAAGATACAATAGAGCAACTGGTAGCAATTTAAAACCACCAGTAAGAACTAGACCAGATACGTTAAGTGAATATAGACGTAAAGGAAGTTTCCTAGTTAGAATGGGAAGTTCAAGAGGTAGATTGTTTGATGCTAAAGGACGCAAGACAAGATTAAAACTAAGCTTAGAAGCTTGGGGCTATAAAGGCAAAAGCAAATCTGAAGCAGTAGCTTTAGGCAGAAGATATTTGAGGGCATATCAGA